GCCACCCATCAGGCAATCTGAGCGCATCCAGTCCGGCAACTGGTCGCTATACCATAAGGCGGTAGACTCTACCTTGTCATCGTTTACGCCCGGTGAGCCTGTTGGAACATTCTTAGCCATTGTTAAAACCCCTCTGAGCCGATGATTTGGCAGGTTGCGCGACCTTACCCGAAAGTTCGGTCAATGCCCATACTAGAGCGTCTGCGCGGTCTGGAGAGCCTTTTACGGCGTATCCCTGAGGCGTCATATAAAGCAGTTGAGCCTCAAGTAGCGGACAGGGTTTGTAATGCCAGACCCTTCCGGCGTCATACAAAGCTGCGATGGGTTCAGCTCTGACATGTTTGCCCCGAGACGCATGAACACCCTTGAGGCGACACCTTACACCATTTGATGCGAGGTTTGATTTAACAAGGTCCCCCCCAAAGTTTGACTCGTAAACAACACAATCGGCGTTTAGCCCGTCAACAACCTTACCCACCCTCAAAGCCCAGTCGCGAGGCGACTGTTTGCCAATTGAGTAGTCACCCATGACGCAATAGACCTCTTCGCCATCATCGGTCTTGACGTTCAATTCTGCCACTGCGACGATCCCCACCTCATCAGAATCTTTTCCAGACCCGGCAGGATCAACACCAACAACAATTCGCCCGATCATTTCGCGTCGAAGACCTTCCCCAGACTTTTGAGCAAAGTCGATCATAAGTTGATCCCACATGCCGCCCTCTGCGGCGGGTTCGTACTCGCCATCCCATATGTGGCCGTAACGGATAGGCATGTCCGATTTGCACTGGACTCTTTCGCCCTCAAGCTCTTCCGGAAACCACGGGTTGTCATGCCAATTGGCCCGAACAACAACACTGTTAGCCGGCCTATTCACGCCGCGCAAAAGCCGCTCCACAGCGTCCTTTTCCCGCGTTGGGTTCCAGCTAAACCAAAGTTCAGACCCTTTTTTTCGGATAGTGTTTCGCAAAAGTTCGAGAGATCGTTCACTCAAACTCTGAGCCTCTTCTACCCACGACCCGTCAAACCCCTCAAGCGATTTGACGCTTTCGGCCGTGTGATCCTTCATGCCCATGAATATAATTTCGCCGCCATAAGGGGTTTTTATGACGCTCTTCTGACAATCAAAATATCGGCCAACGCCAAGGGATTCTATCTTTCCCTCAATAAGCTTCTTTGCCGAGTCCTTAAGGTCTTTTTGAACCTCTCGGATACAAACCCAGTCGGTTTTAGCAAGCAAACAGCGTTCGACAAGCAGTTCTGCAAAAAAATGGGATTTTCCGCTGCCTTCGCCCCCCCCACGCCCCTTTGTACCGCGAAGGGTACAAAAGCGGCTCAAAAACAGGGGCGGTCTTTATCTCAAGTTCCATTTTCGTCCTAGCGAAGGATTTTCCGAGTTATCGTTTTTATATCAACAGTCCCAGATAAATCCACCGCGCTTTTTTCGACCCAACCGCACCGGCGAGACAAAATGAACTTTGCCGCATCAAGAGAGCCGTCCTGTAAAGCATCCTCCAGCACACCTATCGCAGATGTTTTTAACATCCCCTTCGCGGTTTTTATCTCATACCTATAATGTTTTCGCAGAGTGTCATCATGGATATTTAAGCACGCTGCGATCTCAAGGAGTGTTGCGCCAGCCTTTACAGACCGAGACACAAAAATCCTATCAGCATCGGTCGGCTTGTAATTACTGCCCTGCCTTGCCATTAGTCCCAGCCTCCCAAACGCGGTTGATCCGCCATCTTTTTAACAGATTTACGCTCGACGTCACCATCGTCAATTTTGAAATCCTTGAACGCCCCATAACTATCTTCCATCGGGAGTTTAAAATGGTGATCCATTATCTGCTTTAGATAACCGCTGATTTGGGTGCCCTCACTCAATTCAAAAAATTCAATCCGCTCATTAAGATTCAGGTTCATAGATGTCCTTACAGCCACGCTAAAATTCTCGTTTTCCAGCAGAATAAACTTTGCGTGAAATCGGGCTAACCTAACGCAGTCGTCACCAAACTTTTGGCGAACAGCCGCAAAATATTTAGGCTGACGAGCCGGGAAAGACCTATCAACCAAAAAACGTATGGATCTGATGTTACCATCATTAAGCAGATCAAACGCTTGACCAATTTCAGCCGCTGCCGCCGTCCATGTGCCAACATCAATGTCACAAGGTCCGATTTCTTTTGCGATGTGACGCAAAATGTCGATCATTGAAAAGTCCCCCTTGGTCAACCCAAAGACATCACACCCCTTTTCAATGCGCCCAATACAGCGCGCAGCAGACTCGCCGCGCATAGAATGCCGAAAATCTCTTTTTACGCTTTCTCTTTTTACGCTAGACATTGATAACCCTCCAATATTGTGCATATATGTACAATATCATAGGTGAGACCAAAAGTGAACAAAAATGACAGCAAACGATCTGATAAATTGGCGAAAAATAACGCACCACAGCCGGCTTTCGGCTTCAAAAGCGCTTGGCTGTAGCCGAACTTCGTTAATTGCCTGGGAGCGTGGATTAAAAAAACCGCCAAAATACATAGCTCTGGCGTGTTCAGCTATATCATTCGGCCTTCCTGAGTTTGGTGTTGGGGAGCGTCAAGAGTCTGAAAAAAAATAGCAATCCCCTTGCTTTTTATGTTGCAATTCCCGCCGCCTGTAGCCTTCCGTGGCCAGCTAAGATAAGGCCCTCTTCGTCTGTGAGTATGGGGTTAGTCCAGCCCCACTGTTTTATTGAGGCGACGATTTGTTTAATCTGGTCAGGGCTGTGAGTCCTCGCGTTCTTGTCATAGGGCTTAAGCCAGTCGATGGGCTTAAGCTGAACGTCTTTCTTTTCCATGTTTTGCCCTTTGCGCAATGTGTGGCGCAAGAGTTAGCAGACTCTGGGCTGATCCGTCTAGGTGTGTAAAGCCTCCGTCGTCAAACACGTAGTGACCAAAAATAATTCACGCCACTGCGTTTTTATGTTGCAAATCATCTACGAGTGTCCTAATGTAAGGACATGGACGGATGGGGAGTGGCCCCGCCGCTTAGGTCAAGGGACCAAGACAATGAAAATCACCTACGGAACAGAAAAACAAATCGCTTGGGCAAACGAATTGATTTCGGACGTCCAATATGTCGCCGACACAATGCCATCACTTGCCCAGGCCTTGATTTCAGAGGCTGTTTACCGCGAAGAGAAACGCGGAGTAAGCGAAAAAACAGAGGCCTACCGCTCGGCGGCGGCACAGGTATTGTCAGCCGTTGAATATTTCAACGAAAATGCAGACGACGCCACTCTGATTATCAATCTGCGTGAAAAACTTTCACCGTCAAAAATGGTTTGCGCAATCATGGGCATCATGGGTGAGACCGCACATGAAAACCTCGCTCAATTTCACGGAAACACTATTTTTGTCGCAACAGAAGGTGGCCGCGTTGTAGCCTCTCAAAAATCCATTTGGCCACGCGCTTAACCGAAAAATCAGGAGCCAAACCATGCAAAATTACATAGCAAAATTCGGTGATATGCCCGATTCAAAATCTGAAAACTACATCGTTGAGGCAGACAATGCCGATCACGCTGTTGAAAATATCGCGAATGATATAGACCGGAGCCGGACGCCTCGCATAAAATTTCTTTCGTCGTCACCAATGTACGGCCTATCCGCTAAAACGCACGATGGAAATGGTAATGGCGGTCACTGTCGGGACAATTATTTATACCTCGTAAATGGCGATAGCGGTGAATTCGCCGGCGTGTGGGAGGTGTCACTTCAGTAAAAAGCCTCCCCAAAAGGAGAGGCTTTAGCCCCGCGTCGGCGGGGAAATTGTCTTCTCCAGCGGAGAGTGCTGGGACATCCCCGCGTGGGCGGGGCGACTCAAACATAGTGGAATTATCAGAAACCAGCAATGTAAAAAATAATGAGAAAATCATGTCTAAACTCCTAAAAGACACCGGTGAAGCGCTATACGGCTCACAATGGCAATCCGCTCTCGCCCGTGACCTAGACATCTCCGACCGCACTATGCGGCGTTGGGTAGTTGGGGCCGACAACATACCTTCTGGGGTGGCAATGGATTTGTGGCGGTTAGCCGAAAAGCGAGTAGCGTTGCTGGACAACGTAATTGAAAGACTTAAAGAGGCGGTAAGGCCCTGAAATCTGATTATAAGTCACCACCAACAAGTAAGCTCAATACCTCGCCGACCCTAAGCGGCGCGTTTAAAAGGTAAACCTCAACGCCGTTGATCTTGGCTTCAATTATCTCACCGTTGTAAGCTATTTTTACCCTCTGACCTTTCAGGCCAAGGTCTTCGCGGTTCTCACGATACCAAATAGACTTCCCGACATAGACAGTTCCGCGCCCTTTGATATCGAAGCGTTCGGTTGCGTGAAAGGTTTAGATCACCTTGGAGGTCAAGTTGGTCAAGCCACCAACCTCATCAAGCCCCAACTCCGTAACTATTTTTATCGCAATCTTGTTTAAGTCGATAAACCCTTCGACCAAAACATCATGGACGTAAAGGCCGTCCTGATCCGCATCCTCGTGCGAGGGGTCGTGTTTGTCGCAATCATTAATTTCCAAGTCACCCCCTTGATCAAGTTGCTCCCATAGGGATTTTTTAATGGCCTCAAGGACGCGTTGCCTGTTGCTAATCGTCATCGTCACATCTCCGGGTTTGCGGCTGCTGCTGCGGCAAGGCTGGGGTAAACGGCGATGACGCGACACCCATCCGCCACTGTGTCGGTCTTTGCGTTCCAAGCGACGCCTCCGTCGTCCGACCAGCACATCTCGCCAATTGAGAAACATGACGCCGCATCGACCGGCCCCATGATTAAGCCGCTATCAGTTTTCACATAGCAGCCGTCATAAAGCTTGAGTTCTTCGGTCACTTTGGTTTCACCTTTACGAACAAAGTAGTCTCACCA